TGGCCGAAACGTTCCCAAACAAGAGGGGCAACCTTCGATTTTCCACCAAACCATGGAAACGGTGCTCTCAAATCAGTCATTTCGCTCCAGGGGAGTTATGTGAGAGAAGATATCGCATTAGCTTGTCCCCGTTCAACAAATGGCTCCGCGAATCGCGTCCGCTTCGGTAATCGCTCCGGCGGACGCTCCCGGCATCGTCGTCTGCGAGTTCGTGCGCTTCGTTCCTTTGTCCGCCCGCGTCTTTCTGACTTCGACTGTTTCGATGCCTGAACCCGTTTCTTCACTCGTGCGTTGGCGATGCCCATAATTGAACTGACGACTTCGAGAGGAGCCGTGTCAATCCAAGAAAGAAATTTAGATTCTGCGCTTTCACGTCTGCTCATTTTGACCTCGCTTTCGTATAGTCCACAGTCACGGTCACTGTCTTGTCCATTCCAATAGCCCGCAGAATCTTTCTGCCGATCTGGCGTCTGCCAAGATAAATGTCTGAGAGGTAGGATGGACTGACTTTCAACTCCTGCGCGAACTGACGTAGGCTCATATCGTTTTGTTTCTTTTTCAGTATTTCGATTGCTTGTTCTCTATTCATGTGCACACTATACGCTTACACTGTTGGCTTGTCTAGAACTTTCCTACTCCATTGTGGTTGGCTTTGAACTGCACTCTGCTGGCCATGTTTGATGCGGTGACACTTTCCACACGACCCAGCACATGCCTCAAACGAATCGTCTCTCTTCCCTGCTCCACGACCTCGCGTGTGATCTACGTGAAATGACCAATCGCACTCAAGGTCTGCATCCAAGCGAGTGATGCGCCTGCAATAGCCGCAGAGTCCTTGTTGGTAAAGATGCAGAGCCTTACGAAATTCCGTGTAATCCTTTTCCGTCCTAATAGTGCGCCCGTCTTTGGTTGTCTTGATCATTTCGCCACTTCAATCGCATCCAGCCGCTCGCGCAGCATTTTGTAATCTGTGAGCGCTCCCTCAATAGCATCCTGACGACTCATCTCGGGATCGCCTTCCTTTTCGCGGTAGTAATCACAAACTGAATCAATCGCGGCGAGTTGGCTAGTCGGAAACACTACGTTCTCGATATCCTCTAGATGGAGATCAGGCAGTGCTTCATTCACTTCTTTTATGCACTGCGCTTTCTTTTTCTTGGAAGCCGCTTTGACTTGAGGATTCTTGCGGTGCTCGCGTGAAGTAACTTTTTTGGCAATCAACTTCGCCGTCTCAACTGGCATTTCTGACTGCTCTTCGTCTGTGTAGTCTGGAGAGAGATTCTTGTGCAGAGACATGTAATCCATAATCGACCGAGCACTTTTTGGTGCCGCATTCTCCAACCAGTCGGTCATGGTTTTATAGCCGCCGTGCTGGAAAAGTTCCCCGTCTTTGACCATCTGACAATACTTCGCCAGTTTGGGCCATCCTGTGACCACAGACTCAACCCTGCGAACCTCGCGGTCGATCGCTTCAAACTGTTGAGCGGGGTCAGAATTGGTTGAGAGAAAAAGTTCCAAGCCTACAAGATTCGACTGCAAATTTGCGGCTGGCAGTTCTAGCCTTGGATTCTCAGGGACGATGATCGCAACAGCGTGACGCTTGCGCTTGAGTTTCATTCATGCTCCAGACACACCGCAATCCTCGGGGGATTTAGGGGGTGTGGCCCTTGATCTTGACTCTTGCCCCTTGAGGCGGATAGGTACTCTTTTACTCCCCGTTGACCGGGACGTATGCGTTTTGCGCCAGAACATCTGGCCCGTTGCCCGGATTAAGAAGCCTTGTCCGTCCCATAACCTGACCCAAATGCGCGGCCCGTTGTTTTTCGGACAGGGGCAGAACTCCCCTAAGCAGTGCCGTGAAGCAACCGTGGCTCTGCCCATGGGCTCATAGACGAATTGTTTTGGTGAGTCATTAGCAGAGACAAATTCTTCGAGGTGGGGGCCGGTGTCTCTGCTAGAAGTTTCCGGCACGCCCACACTCAAAGACATCCCAAGCATATCACAGCCGGGGAGATTGTCTAACAAAAAATCGCGCATCATTCCATCTCCACCATCGTCCCCGCCGGGACAGCAATCGCGGCCTTCCAGATCAACTGGCAGGCTTCGAGGCGCGGCCCGAGTTCCACGGCCTTCGTCCGCCACAGGTAGTCGTGGGCGTGAACGAGGATTATGAATACACTTTTCATAAACTCACCAGCCTGTAATTGAACGTCCTGCCAGAAAGCCGCTGGCACTGGATCACGTGGCCCTTCGCGCGCATCATATGTGTTTCCATGTCTGTCGTCCTAGAATTCCAACGACATTTCGTAAAGCCAAATTATATTTTTCAGCAAGATACTTTGCGGTAACTTTGCGCGGGATATATTCTGCCCTGATTTTCAACACCGTAGCATTATCGGTCTTAGATGAAGGGCGTTGTTCACCGCGAAGCGTTCGGTCGCGTCCTTTTCTTCTCATGTCAGCCAGATTGTCGGCTTGGGTGCCCTCAATGATATGCCGCGGGTTGAAGCAAGGTGGATTATCGCATGTGTGTAAGCCGTTCGGCGTTGGCCAATGCCCGTGAGTAAAAAAGAATGCAAGTCTATGCACTGGAACTGATCTACCTTCGTACCAAACTCCGCCGTAATCTCTGTAGCTCTTACTGAATGGCCAAAGCAAACAATCATCACTCTTGTGGTTCGCGATACTTCGTTTAAGATACTCAAGAGTCCCTTTCCACATGGGATTGCGCGGGCCACACACTTTGCGTTTAGCTATATGTTCGGGAGTCTGTTTATACCCAAATTTCGTCATAAAATACTCCTAACTGGAGGCTATGGAGTCGAGAGTCATATTTTCGCCGATCTTTTCGATTTGTAAAGCTGTTTGCGGAGGTCTTTGATGTATACAGTCAAATCCTTCACTGCAATACGCGAGAACTCCCGCGATTCGATAGCCTCTTTCAATCTATCTTCCAACGATCTCCATTGCGGTCGTGGCAAAGGATCGCCAGTTATCGGGTCTAATCCTTGACGTATCATGTCTGCGAAGGCTTTACAGGTCATAATCTCTCCAGCACTTCCGTTCTCACTTCCCTCTGCGCCTGATGCCTGTTCTCGTCGACCAGCGCGGCCACAAGCCCTTGCAGACTAGGCGGTGGATGTCGGATTCTTTTTCGTCAACCACGCTATCCGTATGAGTCGCTGGTTTCTCAGGATGGAAATAGCAATTGCTCATGACTTCACCAGTTCAATGTGGCTTATTGCGACCGATGCCGAATATTTGCCGTCATCTGAGCGAACATACACGCTTGCCGTACCGCCGATCTCGTATACACCGTCGTACTTGATCGTTCCCAATCGGCCCTCGCCTTCGCGGATTCCGCTCCAAAACCGAACTCGCGTTCCCTTAGCCACAGTCTCAAGACTGACCATTTTAAAGTGTCCCTTCTTTGCGCCGCTTTTGGATTTGATTACGGACCCGCTTGTACCAGTAGTCCGTATCATGCTTTCGCACGCTTTCTTCCTTCTTGAAACGCCCTCACAGTCTCGGGCCGGACCTTCGCCACCGCGTCGATCTTCTCGATCTCGAACCTGAACAAAGTCCTCTGGCAGTCGACCGGCATGTGTCTCCGCTCGGAATACCAGTGCGCCACTTCGTTCCCGGACACGCCGAACATCAAGCCCAGCTTGTCGAAGCTCAACCCCGTGCGGTCCTTGAACCGCTGGATGCGTTTGTTTGCAGTGCGGTCTATCACTTTTCGTACCAACTTTCTGCATTAGATTCTCCGCTCTCTGCCGCTCTCGGGAGGAACACGAGCTGCTTGTTGTCGAACATCACTGGAACTGAGTCCACGGGGCCTTCCCTCTGCTTTGCCACGATGATCTCATCCATCCGCGTAAACCCTGTTTTCTTGTCCAGTGGGCGGTAGACGAGCAGCACCAAGTGGGCGTCGTTCTCCACGTCTCCCGATTCCTTCAGGTCGAACAGTACCGGGCGACGTTTCATCTTCTCCGCTGGCCGTCCGAACTGCGAGACGCCAATCACCACGACCTTCTGCTTCTTGGCGAGTTCGCGCAGCGCGGCAGAACATGAAGAAATCCTCTGCGCCCGGTTGTCGCCTTCGCCTTGCATGAGTTGGATGTAATCTACGGCCACGAGTTTTATCCCATGCTTGCGGATCATCATCGTGGCGTGCGACGTGAACTCGCCGGCGGTCACTGACGAAGCATCGTTCACCCAGAGTGGCCACTGATCTAGCACGGCTTTGGACTCCATGAACATCGCGCGCTCGCTCGGCTCCATCCGCTTCGGGTTCCTCAACTTCCATCCTGTAACCGCGCCTTTCGTCACGAGCGGGATGCAACGAGAAAGCACGGCCTGCTTAGTCATCTCCTGGGAGAACAGCAAGCACGGTATTTCAGCTTCGCAGTTCGCGGCGATGATCTGAGTGACGAACGGCGTCTTGCCTTCGTTCGTCCAGCCGCCTATGACCACGAACTCTCCGGGATGGAGTCCTCCGGTCAGTTCGTCCAGGTCGGTCAAACCGCTGCTCAGCGCCTTCGACTTCGCCGCGCCGGTCGAGAGCTTCATCACGTAGTCGTAGAACACGTCCGAGAACTCGCTGAGCCGCAGGGAATCCGAACTCTGGCCGTACTCCGCCATCTCAACCAGTTTGTCGTAGGTCACGGACAGCACGGATTCGTTGTCCTCGGATGCATCCCGCGCCTGCAATAGAGCAGACTCGAATTCCTGAATGATCTTCCGGCGGTGAGCTGCCCGGATGACTTCTTGCACGTGCGGGGCGATCTTGCGCGTCCCCGCGGCGTTGAAGTCCATGATGTACGCCGTCAGCCCGTGGTTCTTCGGGAACATGTCCGCCAGTATCACTTCGTCGACCTGCTCTCCGCCTTTGACGCGCCGCTCGATGGCCTTGAAGATTTCCCGGTGGTAGCTGTTCTGGAAGTGCTCCGGCCGCAACCGCTCGGCGAAGCAGAAAAGTTCGTTGTCCAGCAAGACTGACTGCAGGACGACCTTCTCCGACTCCATCGCTGCCTGCTGATCGACTAGCTGCACTCTGCCCTCCCGTACTTGTTCAGCGTTCCGGTTTCGTAGCGAGGAAGACGAGAAATATAAAAGGCAGGTTGCTCAGCTGGTGCGTGATCCTTCGACTCGTGATAGTTATCGAGCATCGCGACCAGCCGTTTCTCAGTAAGTGTCTTATCTTCTGAGAGTAACCGCTTGAGGTTTTTCCCAGCAGTGCCGTTGAAGTGGGGCGGAGCTTTTACGTAGTGCTGGTGAGCTTTAAAGATTAACTCTGTGAATCTTTCGTACCGTAAGTCTGCTGTAGTCTTGTGCCCGTTCCCGTTCTTGGGAGCAGGAGGGTTGGAATCGAGTTTGAAATCGTCGGTCGGAAGCGCAGCTGACGACAGTTGTTCTTGAGTATTGTTATAAGTCTTGTTAGGGGTACATTCCTGTCCGCTATTTTTGTAAGAAATGTCCGCTTTCCCGTGTAGTTTTTGTCCGCTTTCGATAGCGGATATTTTGTCCGCTATCGACAAAAGAGCATATTCGTGATGCCGTCCAACTTTCTTTCTAGAGATCAACTTTGCACTGAGCAATTCGTCCATCGAACGTCGTACTGTCCGCTCGTCTATGCCGATCATCTCTGCCAGTAACTCCTGAGATGGAAAGCATTGTTGACTACTGTTGTTGGCCATTCGACACAGAGCCAAGTAGAGCATGAACGTAGTAGATTGGAGGCGCTTGGCGAAGAAGTCGAAGACGGCATTAGATACCCAGAGGAACCCGCCTCGGCGGTCTCGTACTTCAAAAGTTTCTTCTGCAAAACTATCAGCAGAAGTGCGATCATCATTTTCCATGTGTTAGACCTTTTTGTGCTCTCTCTGGACTGGGAGGTCTAGGCCCAGCCCGAGAGAGAGCGAAGTGTCACTTGGCAGCGACAGTTAAATTCTAAAATTCTATCAGACAAGAGTAAAGCCCTTTTTCACCGAGCAAACACGCGGCCTTCACGCGCTATGGAAATTCGTGAATCTGCAAGTTTGCAGGTATCAGCGCTTTTCCAGCTGCGGGAGTGAGTGCCGAGAACTGCTTGACGAACAGCTTGGTCCCGACAGCCTTGCACTCTGCCCGAAGATTAATCAGCCACTCCAGTTTCATCGGTCGGCGAGCGTGCCCACTTTCTCCTCCGAAGATGATCCAGTCCGGAGGCACGTTGTAGTAAAAGCCAGACAACGGACTCTGCACTATCGAGACCGGACCGAGCGCCGGTTCGTAGCTGATCCAGTTCACTCCGCCGCGCTGAATCGAGACTTCGCAGATGATCGGGTAGCGGATGTCGTAGAACTCTTGATTTTCAGCCGTCGCTCCGTACCACACGTTGTTGTGCTTGAAGTCTTTCGGCAAGTAACGCTCGTAACGCTGCGGCCGCTTCGTGAGCAGTTGCCAGATGAGGTTCGGGGTCTGGTCGATCAACGTCCACAGTCGCTCCCTCTGGCCTTCGGGAGCCTCGTCGTCCATTATGTCGCACATCGAACCGCAGAACACTTTACGCTTGACGCTTTCCTTGGCGGCTTTCTTATCCCAGCGCAAAGGATCGTTCCAGTAATGATCGCTCATAATCCGGCGTGACTCGCCTTTGCCCCAGTGTGCTCCGCCGACGCGCTTATCAAAGGCTTCAGCATAGCAGTGATCGCAACCTGGAGACACTTTCGTGCAACCCCACCACGGATTGAACGTCGCGTCTGTCCAAGAAATGCCAGTTGTCTCTGCCACTACGAATCCCCCTTCAACTCTGATTCCCCGTGAGAGATGAACTCTCGCAGAATCTTCGCCCCGCATTCCCAACTGCAAACCTCTTGCGGCTCATCGGCAGCTTGATACGGCAGAGCACTGGACGGTGGAACCATTGCGATAAAACGCGGCACATCCTGCTCGCGTCCGATTCCAATGCGCGCGAATATCTGACTCTGTTTCAACTCTTGTCCGCAACCGTCACAGGTGATGATTTCGATTCTCATTCAGCAATCCCCCTTCAACTCCCGGATGCTGGCCGAGACCTGCTCGGGATGGTCAGCCGGGTCGATCCGTTCATAGCAGGCGTCGCACACGACGTCCCACTCCGATTCGGGGACGGCGCCGAAGTAAGATTCCATCTCGGCTGTCGCGTCGGCGCGCGTCCAGGTTCCGTCCGTAACGAACTCGAACGTCTCGCGGCACAGGGTGCAGGTGAAAGTGGAAGTCATGCGACCAACTCCCTAAATTCTAAGAAGTCCAACAATCCGTAGTCTAATTGTTTGTGCCAGCGGTAATTCAGCGAGTGAGAATCATAGCGCCCTATGTGACTGATCATGAAAGCATATTTTGCGGCGCGGGCAAATGAGTCGCAGTCCGTAAACAGCTTATGATCTTCGTACTCGATCACTACGATCCACTTATCGCTAACTCTAGTAATATGTGGTTTCATCTTCCTTCCACCTCGTACATCATGTCGTCGCTCAGCAGGTCCCACTCGGAAACCGTCCGCGGCCATACGACGCTAAACCCGGTCCATCCGGCAAGATCGTACCCTTCGCAGTTACCAGCAATTTCTGAATCCACGATGTCGTTGAAGTGAGCAGCGATGTTCCAAACTTTGTAGGCCGGATACAGGAATCTCCGGTATGGCTCTCCGTCGCGGAGAATCTCGACCAGAGCATCGCCTTTCGGCTCTTTCAGGTAGTGAGCCTTGACAGTGAACCCGCGATCCGGTGAATTGGACTCGAACACCTTTTTTTCGATGATCACGTTCATCGTTGCTCTCCTTCCGGCTGCAAGTTTGCAGTCACTTTATCCCGCGCTCTATCTTCCACGTGGCGCCATCCAGAACGCAGTCGAGCACGTCTTCCAAGCAGACTTCGATTATCTGCTCGTCCGTCATGTCCGCCGCGTCCTGCTCGTCTATCACCGAATCTTTGAGAACTTTCATTATGGTGACTCTGATCATCTCTAAAACCCCTTCGTAGGAGCTAGGACACGGCCCCAGGGTCGCTCGCCAGCCCCCGGACGCTGTCTAGCTTCCCCTTTTCTCTCCCGAAGCCTTATATCGCTTCCTAGCCGTCCTACTGTGTAAAATTTACTCTCTCTTGCCGTCCTGTACCGCGAGGTCTGCTTTCGTGAATTCGATTCGCTTCTGCGGAACAAAGTCGTGGACGATCCTCTGGTGCTGCTTCATTCCTCGAAGACTCTTGCACACGAAGCCGCATTCGCTATTGTTGTGGTGAACCTTGCAAGTCTCCACCAGGCAAATAGGACAGAGCAGGCACTTGAACGCCGCCGGCTTCCCGCCAATCTCCAAGTCGTACAGCCAGCGGATTGTAGAAGTACCGTTCACTCGCTCCCGCCTTTTCTGATGACGTAAGGCATGTCCTTTTCGCGGACATCTGCGCCTTGCGTGTCGTCCGAATATCCAACCGGAATCCAAGCACGCTGCGATGCCCACCAATACTTGTCGCCGCCGCGCGTCTTGCCGTGCGTGACGAGTTTCCAGCCGTCGGGTATTTCTGACCGATTCGGCCATGCTTCGCTCGTCATTCACTCGCTCCGAACAAAGACTCTCCGTCCAGCGGGTCAGCTTCGACCACGCCTTGCTCCGCCGGAGAGTCATCGACGAATACCTGACCTCCGAGTTCCAAAAGATGCTCGACATGAACGAACAGTTTCCCGTTCTTTTCGTGCTCCGAGACTTCGGCTCTCATCGCCAATGCAGGCTTTATCTCGCCGCGCTGTTCGAAATACTTGTGCAGCGATTTGTGCCAGATGCAAAGATAACCCTTTCCTTCGTTCGTGAGCACTTCGAGTTGAAGCATCGTCTTTTTGTTGATTGTTTTTTTTTCCACTCCAATTAGAGAGTAGGCGCGGTGGTTCGTCGGCTTCGAGGTCAGCCTGTCCTGCTCCGCCTTCGCTGCATATTTGCAGTCCGGCTCGTGGCCGTTCACGCCGCCGCAGTTCCCGCACTTGACGTCCATGTTCGGCTGCTTCTTCGGCTCGACGATCTCTTCGGTCTCGTCCGGCTTCGGGAAGGTCACCGGGGCGATGTTCGCGGCAGGGTAGAACTCCGGCGCGATCTCCTCGGCCCGTTCGTTGTCGTCCTCGACCACCTCTATCCTCCCAGTGCCGAGCATCTTCCGCGTCTGCTCGAACAGCCTCGCATGGTCCGTCATCCGCCCGATCAGCTCGCTGATGCCCGCTGCCTGAATCTCCAAGTTCAAGGCATAGATCGTCGTCGAGTGGCGCTTGTTGTCTTTTTCGGACATGTAACTCGTCTTCTCCGGCCTGACGACTAGCTTGGCCCTGATGCCCGCCAGCCTCCCCCCGGTGATCGTCTGAATCTGCTGGATGCTGGAAGAGATTTGCATGATGCTCCGGTACGACCCGGTGTGAATGCGCGCCACCGATCCGAGCTTCGGGAACGCGGCCAGCATGAAGCGCAAGTCGCCCGACGGCTTGCAATCTCCGCGCTCGAAGTCCGGACAAGACTTCCCGCACGGCGTCCACGGTTGCCCGTCCGGGTGCTCCGCGGTCCTTCTGGTGGCTACATCTCCATTTCCGAAACACTTACATTCAGACGCCGTGAACCACGCCAACTTTGTCGGGAAAACATTCTCGATATCATCGTCAAGAAGAACGACTTCAAACTCTCGACATTTCGTTCCATAGACTTTAGTCAAGTCAGGATCAACCTCCCACGCATTCTGGGCCGCGCTCGATTTCCTCAAAAAAACAAAATGATCGAGCTTTACCGGAGCTTTGCGCCCTTCGATAGTACTCGGAGGCAACCCTATTGCTACTTTTGTTGAGACAGACAAGCGTTGAATCGGGATACCGTCTTCGGTCGCAGTAATTCCTTTAATCATATTCATGCTCCTCTTGGTGCTGTATGGTTAGAATCTATTGCTTTCTCGATTGCTCTTTTCGCAGTCCACCCTCTGCGGATACGAAAATCTAAAGTAGTCTTATTGATACCGAGAACGTCGGCCCACTCTTTCACGGTTCGGCGCACGTCGTTGTATTCGATGACAACGTTATCTCGCCGATTATTCTGCTGTTCTGCCCGCGTGGCCCATCGACAATTCTGTGGTTCGTAATTCCCGTCTGTATTGCACCGTTCTAACGTTGTCCCTTTAGGGCGCTCGCCCATGTCAGCGAGGAAGTTCTCGAACTTCCGCCATCGCTCACATACTGTAATCCCGCGTCCACCGTAGTGTTCCCAACACGAGTTACGCGAATTGGTACAACGACCGATCATGTGTTCCCAACTCGTGTAAGTCGGACTCTTTCCGGGACTGCTGTTGTGCCCGTGTTTCTTCGCCATGATTAGAAAATCCTGTTGATGATCTCGACCAAATATGCTGCGTCCACCTTCTCGGGGTCCTTCTCTTTCAACCGCTCGATGAGTTGAACGAAGTAAGCAGTGTCTACACCGGTCAACTGATCTTCGAGCACATTCAAGTCCTTCAGGTTCAATTCGCTGATCTGCATCACCATCTTAAGAATCTGCCCCGCATTGACTCTCCATCCGCGCTCGATGAACTTTCGCAATCGCACGACTGAGCAGATCGGGTACTTACTCCCGACGTAGCGCAATTCCCGCGCCAAGAGAGATTCAAGAGCTGCTGGTCGGAGCACGAGTTCGCTGTCCCAACTTTTCCAATAATTAGTGCAGTGGACGAAGTCGTAGTTCGCGTGTATCTCGTCCGGTTCTCCGTAGAATCTGAGGATGAGCTGGATTTTACCGCTCAGCGTGATCGCGTTCGAAGTCATGAATACAGGCCGGTGCTTCGGCTTGTCCTTCTCGTCTTCCGTTGCCAGCGCCTTGGCTTCGATCTCTTGGTGAGTATCTTCAATCTGCGCGGGGTCTTGGATGACTTCTCCGACGTAGGCTGCCGCATTCTCGTCCGGTGCTCCCTCGAAATATTGGTACGGCTTCTCGGTTCCTTCTGCACTCGCGATGCCTGCAGATTTGCAGACAACCTTGATGCGAGTCCCGTCGTCAAGGATGCTCAGCGGAACGTCGATCCCGTTCTTCTTCCCGGGCTTAAACCGCGCTAAGCAGTAGTTCGCCACTGCGAGCGTCGTGTCATGATCTCGGAAGTACAGATCGAAGTCATTCACTTCTTCCCCGAGCAGCATAGAAGCAATCGAACCGCCGGTGACGATCACGCCTTTCGACAACTTCTCTTTTAGTGCGGCGTCTTCAATGGTTTCCAGCCAGCCATCGACCTTGCGGCGGATTATGCTTTTGATCGTCTTCGTCTTCATGCCGTGCTTGTGCTCTGTCATTTCACACGTCCCGCGATCACTGGAATGTTTCGGGCGATCACTCCCGGTATATTCATGGTGCTCTTGTCTGCCTTCGCCCTAGCGTTCAACGCGACTTGGTTCGGCAGGATGTACTCGTAAGAAACTTTCCCGGCAGCGACGGCCTTCACCAGTTTAGCGATGTCAGTCACTTCTGCCGACCAGTTCTCGCGCATTTTAGAGATGCCGGCGGCCCGCTGGTAGGTCGGTGCGACCGGAGCGGCCACGACGGCGACCGGAGCCGAGAAGATGTCGTCCACCAGTTCCTTCGAAGCTCCCGCCTGTTCTGCTGCGATGGCTGCTTTCAACTGTTCTTCCTTCGCCAGCCGCTCGGCTTCCTCTTGAGCCTTGCGCTGCGCTTCCTGCCGGATGCGTTCTTGCTCCATATCCCACGCGACTATCGCGGCTTTCACAACGCGTTCCGCTTGCGCGGCTGGCGCGTCGCCTTCCTCGAACTTCGCAGTGATCGCCTTCCACGAATCGTAGGCCGCCTTCTTGAGCGGATTCCAGTACTCCGCCCATCGCTTGCGGAAAGGGATGATTTGTTCCAAAAGCAGCGCTGACGCTGAATCATATGAAGGCTGGTCTGTGATCTTGGCGAGCGCGGCCTTTTGCGTGACCGTCAATGCTTCCTGTTTTAGTTCCTGTTCCTGATCAATCGTAGTTGCCATTCATTTTCCTCAATTCTTCGATGAACCTAGATATGTCGCTGTCAAATGATGCCAACGGAAACTCTTTTACTTTGTAATCTCCGTCCGGTAAGAGACTCAATCCTATTCTTCTTATCGTCCGTGCCAGAGAGATGTTCGGCTGGATCAAGACGCACTGGGCAGCGAGTTGAAAACGGGTCCACTCTGCTATCGCTCCTGTCTTGAATTCCACAACCACATGTTGCCAAAGTGGCAACTTGCCGTAACGGTCTGGAATCCCACAGTAACCCAGAGCCGATGCCATCGGCTTCTCGATCAATAATGGGACGAATCCACTATTTTCTTTCCATGTCTTATAAGCGCGGCGGTATCCGAGCAAGGAGCGCGGAACCTTACGGTAGTTCAGCAATCCTTCGTCCTCAAGCTGCAGCATCCAGTGGACGGACTTTCCACGGTTCATCGCATGGATGCGAACGTCCTCTGCAACGAAAGAGAAGTCGCAGATTCCAGATGCGGCTAAGACTTGCGTGATCGAAGGACGCCTGACTCCGCCGATGCTGAACTCGTGCTTGGCGCGGTCGAATTTGAAATCTGTGATCATCGCATCACGCTCGGCATCGTCCGACTCCAGTAGTCTCGCCCGGCGTTCGGGTTCCTGCTGCGCTGCTTCCTGTCGCGAACGCAGGAGCAGCAAATTCTTGACCCGCGCTCCAGTTGCCACATCTTAGGGCTGAAGCAGTTCACGTCCTTTTCGAGTTTGCAGTAGTTGCAATACTTAAGCGGCCGCTTCACAGCTTCACTCCGAACTCGTGGAGTTCCTGTTCGAGCCAGTGCTTCGAGATTCCGTCCTCCCGGAACGGCGGCTCCAGCCCCATCGCCAGAGCCTCGGAGTCCGTCAGCGGCCTGACCAGGTGTTCGCTTCCGCCGTCCCTGTGCATGAAGGCAGCGTTCGCCGTGCTTCCCTTCCAGCCGCATCCCCTGCAGTACCAGGCGATGGTCATAATTTCGCGAGCCTTTCCCGGAGAATGCGGTGAGCCTCGAACCGGTTCGGAGCCGAATCGACCGCATCGCTCATCATGTCCATCGAAAGCAAGATTCGCTCTTGGGCGTCATCGTAAGTCTCAGCGTCCTCGCAGTCGAAGCAGCGCATGAAACGGCGGTACGCGGCAACGTCTTTCTCCGTCGCATTCGGGTTCTTATCCCGCAATCCATCCATAATTTGCTGGTCACTTAGCATGTTCCTTCTCCATTTCCCTACGTATCTCCTCTGCCCTCTGCGCCAGCCGCGACAGGTCGCACGGGCATCCCTTGGCGTGCTGGCCGGTTAGCATGACCACGGAGCCGCAAGAGCAGACGGCCTCAGCCTTAGCTTGATTGAAGGCAGCATTGTGCCTGTCGAGCGCGGCTTGGTCCCAACTAGCCATGATTACGCGCTTTCTGTTCATTCTGGCAATTAACGCATTCCTGATTTGCAGTCGGAGTTGCTGTCAGAATGAAGCCAAGAACCTGAGCGAGCGATTCAAGTTTACGCGCGTGTTCTGCGCACGATGGCACGTCCTTACCCGGCCAATGAACGAGTAAAACTGCTTCAGCCATGGTGGTGCCTCCCCACGTACCACTCGACGAGCCAGCCCCCCCAGGCACAGACCGCCGCAGAACAGGCTCGTCCACAGCGCCAGGAGCAGGACGTTCTCCAGGTAAAGGTTCATAAGTCCTCCTACCACATCGATCCGCATTGAATGCAGCGGCTCGGATACATTGGCATCGCCAGCGTCCAGAGTCCGAACGTCAGCAGTATGAGCAAGCCCGTGCCGACTCCCCAGCGCTTCGAGAAGCCGCGCCTCATGTCGCAGTGTGGACAATACGCTTCGTGCACGGTCATTCCTCCCACTCGATTCGGACGCAGGCAATGCGAGATGACGTGGCCCGCGCATCGGCGTGTGCTTTACTTAGGAAAATGAGGCATCCAGTTACACAACCGAGCTGGACTTTTTCTTCGCGCAAAATGTTGATCCAACCTTCGCGCTTCGCTGGAGCCATGAAGAGGTCTAATTCGTGTTCGTAGTTAGAATAGCGGCCGTTGTACTTCCATGTAACTATCGAATTGTCCAGCACGCCAGCGAGCGAAGGAAGGAAGAGAAGTCTATCCGGCGACAAGGCGAACTCGTGGAACTGAGTCACCGTCCTTCCGTCCCGCGTCACCACAGAAGCACCTTCCAACGCCGCTTTCAAGTCGAATGGTTTCACGGCTATTTCTCCATCCCGAAGAACGGCGCCGGGTGAACGTCGATCACCGTGTACGTGAACGTGTTCGAGTCCTCCAAGGTACAGGTGTCCTCTACCACAAATCCGTTCTCGTCCTGGTAGGCGACGTAGAGTTCCCCGCCGTAGTAGTCCTGAAGGTAGTCCGTCCGCGTGAACGAGACCGTGTAGTTCGCGTCCCACTTGCACTCCAGCGGGAGAACGATCGTCGCGCTGGCCTGCGGCAAGCCCTCCTGGGAGAGCGTCAGCGTCCCCGTGGCCACGGTCAGCCCGGCGAAGTTCCAGCACTTCGGTTGCGCCAGCGCGGTGCCGGCGAGCAACAAGATTGCGAGCATCAGTTTGGTCTTCATTGTGGTTCTCCTTTTTTACCTGCAAAATTTGCAGTCAGAACTTCTCGAACATCACGACCCAGACCGCGCGCCAGACGGCCGCGCAGACCAGAGCGGCCACGACCAAGCGGAAGATCGCGAACCAGTCCTTCCTCGTGAGCGGCTGCCAGCAGCGCAAGGCCCAGCGGCGGCGGCGAATCTCGAAGTCGGAGGTCATGGGAGAGCGTCAGCGTCCCCGTGGCCACCTCCAAGGGTTGACGCAGTGATCCGCGATGGTCGAAACTAAACCGTCATAGCAATGCGTCCCTTTCGCCGCATCGAGGACTTGCTTAATTTCCTCGTCTGTCCACTTCTCGCGCTTCGCCTGCCTCTGGAAAGCGCCCATGATTGCGAACGCGTTACCGTCACAACCTATCAATCCGAGTTTTACTTTCTTCTGAACTATCTGCGTCACAAATCCCCTCCTCCGTCGTCCACGTCCTGAATCATCGCTTGCAGGTCGTCTTCCTCTGGAAGCCATCCGCACGGGCAGTTCCCCACCGGCCCGGAGTCGCTGTAATAAAGTTGATGGCAGCCGGGGCAGCGGTATTGCTGATAGCCGTGCATGTCAGCCCATTCTTCCTTGTCTTTGCATCCGCTCCAGGTCATGACTCCTCCCCCTGCAAGTTTGCAGGGGCCGCAGTTTCGCCCGCAGCCCCTTCTCCAGCAGTCTCAGCAACAAGGCGAGTTGGAGTGAGAGGCTGCTGAACTTCTGGCGTGATCGGCTCCGCCTTCTCGATCTTGTCCGCCGTCACGATCAAGGCGTCGAGCTGCCCGTAGAGTTTAGGACTGAGGAGCCCGAAGATCAGAGCGGCGTCCTTCGACGACCGCTTGTAGACCACGCCGTTCTCCGTGAACTCCCGCACGGCTTCGTACACCCAAACCGTGTTGTACCTGCTGTACGTCTCGATGATGATGTGACGCTCCATAATTTCTCCTTTAGGAATACACCTCTGTAGCGCAATGCCAGCAGAACGCCCCGCCGCCGATCACCTTGACCGCGACCTCCGGGGAATTAGCCGCACCGCAGATTGAACAGTGGATCGGCAGGTCGAGCGATTCTTCGCAGCGTTGGTGCATTTCCTCAGGTGCTTCAAGGCTTGCTCTGAATCACTTGTCCTGGCACTCTCCCGGATCAGGCGGCCATTCTGATAGAAGGCGACCCAATACGTTCGTCCGCGAAGATAGGTGCAACCGTCTCCCCGGACTCCGCTCGATTTTTCCTGCGTATTTTCCATGACTATTTCTCCTTTGCTTTTTTCAATTTCGCTCGTTTGTGACGCTGTCTGTCCCCACACTTGTTATCGTGATAGAGCTTGTTGGTTCGCGATGGGAAAAGCACACCGCAGCCGAGACAAGCGCGAAGCCCGTCAAACGATCTTCCAATCAGAAGAGTGGCATACAAAGCCGTCTCGGTATCCGGGCAGAATATGGCGGGACCAAACGACCCGCCGTCTGGCGCCCACATGACCAACTGCGCTGTCTTGATTGCCCGGTTGAAGAGTGCTGGCACCCACCGCTCGCACCATTTGAGGGGATTCCCACTCGTTGCCAGCGCCCATCCTTCCCGCTGTTTCGCGCTGATAAGGTCCGCTTCTGCCGCTGGGAAAGCATCTGCGACTAGCGCCCTGAATCCCTCTTGGACCAATGAAAAATCGACTTTTTGCCCAGAAGACAATGCCAGCAACTTGGCGATGGCGGTGAACTGCTTCACCTTTTGGGCATCTCGCAATTTGTCTTTCTCAGGATCAAATCGGCGCACATATCGAAGGTGAGTGCCGCGCCCCTCCTGTAAAGGCGCAAGCCCTTCAGTCTCACCTTCGCTGCCGCAGTCGGGACAGATTCGATTGATGATTTGTGTTTTCATGTTCGCCCTGTTGCTGTACTGAAAACACTCTAGCAAATCGCGTGCTAGCATGTCAAGCAAATAATGCTTGACATGCATCTCTATCAATGATAAAAGGAAAACATGGACGAGCAAACCAAAACTTTATACGTCAGAGACGTTCCAGTGCTTTTGATGAATAAAGCGAAAGCAGCTGCGGCCACTGAGGGGCTTTCGTTCCCAAAGTGGATCATTAAACTGATTGAAAAGACGGTGGGGATTAAGAAATGAAACGCTTCTGGGATAAGGTAAACAAAAATGGCCCTTTACCCCCTAAGCATCCAGAATTAGGGCACTGCTGGTTGTGGCTAGCCGGGTGTTCCGGAGATGGTTACGGAGCATTCTGGTTTGAGGGGAAAACTGTTCGAGCACATCGATTCTCTCTGTGGTTAGTTGGACGAAACATACCAGAGGGGATGCAGCCAGATCACCTCTGCGAAGTGACGATCTGTATAAGGCCGGAGCATATTAAAGTCACGACTCCTAGAGACAATGTCCGAAGAACGGACAGTCCCCCCGCCGAAAATGCGCGCAAAACGCATTGCTTGAACGGTCATCTGCTCTCGGGAAATAATCTCTACACACAAGGCGTTCGAAGGCGAGTTTGTATCACTTGCCGTCGACAACGACGCATGGCACGTTATTGGAGTCTATCCAAACAAGAACGGAGATTCGCATGAGCGTATTGACGTTCACAGTTTATGGCATTCCCGCACCGCAGGGTTCGATGCGAGCCTTCATACCTAAAGGTTGGAAGCGCGCCGTGCTGACCTCAGCGAACAAGAGGACGAAGCCGTGGCGCCAAGAGGTCGCCGGGGCAGCTCTGGCGGCGATGGAGCGGGCGAAGTTCGAGCAAGCTGGAAAGTCGGTGGCATTTCAGCTGTGCGTGTCGTTCCGCTTTCAGAAGCCGAAGTCGGCGAAGAAATCAGTGACGCAGAAAGTCACCAAGCCAGACCTCGACAAACTTTTGAGGTCGGTCCTCGATGCGCTCACTGGAATCGTGTGGGTTGACGATTCTCAAGTAGTAATTATCAGCGCCAGAAAAGATTTCGGGCAACCGGGAGCTACGATCACATTCTCGGAGATGGACGACCTGCCTCCGGGCAAAGCACTGAAGCACGAAGCGATCAACGATTCTGAACTTCCATTCTGAAAATCACAGGAGAGAATAGTATGCCGAAGAAAGCCGCAAAAAAGCCCACTCAGAAAGTAAACAAGATCGCCCGCCAAGACGCCTTGCCCGGTATGGACGTTGGAATCAAAGAGATCGAAGACGCGGCTCTGGATTATCGGGAAGGCCGCGACGAGCGCATGGCTGCCACGGAAGTAGAAGTGACGCGCAAGCAAGCCCTGATCGCGGTCATGCACAAGCACGGCAAACAGTCGTACTTGCGCAGGATCGGAGACAAGGTTCTGAAAGTGGAATTGAAAGTCGAGAAGGAATCGGTGAAGGTCGCGCTCAAAGATCAAGCGCCTGCCGCCGGGGAAGGCAGTGAAACACGAAGCGATCAAAGATGATTCGTTACCCTTTTGAAGTGACTGCAAACTTGCAGAGGAGAACACAGAAATGAAGAAGTTGATACCGCTCGCGCTGCTCTTGACCATGATCGCCGCAGCCCAGCAGAAGCCGTCCGAGCAACCGAAAGCCGAGGAGTCCAAACCCGTCCCCGAAGCCGTCAAGTTCAAAGTTCTGGCCGCGTGGCACAAGGCGAGGCAGTACCAGGACGAGGCCGCGTACATCAAGGACCAAGTGTGCCAATCGGTCGTTCAGTGCAAGCAGGCGCAGGACAAGGCGCAGGCGGCGGTCAACGACTACAACGCGGGACTGCCCGTCTGGACGAAGGAGGCGGGCTTGCCGGAAGGCTCGCAGATCGTCGTGGACGAGCGCACGGACGCGGTGACGGCCGCGAAGAAGTAGGGGTAATCCGCCAATGGGAGACACGCGATGAAAAAGCACGATGCAGTTGACCGTTTGATTGAGAAAATCCGCAAATCCATGTTTAACGCCTACAAGAACGCTGGGTACGGTGATGCCGAAGCCCGAGCCGACAGCTACGCGGGCGGGGTGAGGTTCGCGGCCTACAACCAGGTTCACAAGCTGCCGTATGGGAGGAAGCCATGAGCGAAGCCCGCGACAAAACGAGATTGCAAATTATGACGGTGCGACGCGTCGATCAATCGCCAATGAATGCGAAGCGATGGTGTTTAACGCTCAATTGCGGCCATGAGGTGTGGGTGACGGCAAGTCGCAGACCTTCCCGCATGAAGCAAGAATGCACAATCTGTCCGAGAGTGAGGATTTATGAGTGAGAGCGCAGCCCGCGAGAAGCCAGCCCCGACGTGTGAGCATAAGTGTCACAGAGGATCGGGATTGAACTATTGGGTGGAAACTTGTCCGGTTTGCCTATGCCCAAACAAGGGGAATTATATACATGAGTCGCTAACCCTTTCAGAACAAAGCGACTAAAGTACTTGACAAAATGCAGCGAGTTATCTACTATAAGGACAGTTAAGGGGGCGATAATGAAACACGAACGACAGGTTAAAGCATTGCGAGAGTGGACACGGAGAACGATCATCGAGAACGCCAAACGGTCTGCTAATCGAGCGTGGTACTTGGGGCATATTGGTGAATATCGCTCCATGTCTGAGAGTGAGCAGCTTTCTGGCGCTGGTACACAACTCCGCAATAACCTATGTGATCGTTTGCGTGAGGGCATTGATCCGCTGCCGATTCCAACGGTATCCAGTTTATGAGTGAGCCACGGTGTACTGATTGCGGGGGCATCCATTACGGTTCGGTGGGATGCCCGTATTACCGCTCTGAGCCATGTGTAGACTGCAACAAGATGCTGGCGCACGGCGAGACTCGAAAGTTTGACTTGTTTGGGCGCACGTACCATACGGGATGCACGTTCCTTGTCTGTGAGCCGAAACCTCATATTGAAAGGCTGGCCAAGCTAGTAAAGCGGTTGAATCCTGACCAATTTGTGAGCGTAGATGTAGAGAGCTTGGTGCATCTCCTAACTGCGCACAAGATGCTTGAGAAGCTGCCAGACGCGGTTAAGCAGCAATACTCGATAGCGTCTGAGCTTGATGCAGACAAATGGGACGCCGAATTTAGGGAGAAGTTTAGAGGCCGACGATGAGCAAGAGCACGATCAGCACCTTTCAACTTTTCGAGATGTTCCCGACGCCTGAGTCGGCGCGGCTCTATCTGGAATCTCGCCTCTGGCCTAACGGCCCGTTCTGCCCTGAGTGCAAGAGCCGTGAGCGCATCGGGAAACAGCCCAAGGTTGGTTTCTATCGCTGCAATGCCTGTTCCCTCGATTTCACGATCCGTACCGGGACGATCTTCGAGCGTAGCCATATTCCCTTGCACAAATGGCTTTATGCGATGTACCTGCTCGTGACGGCGCGGAAGGGCATCTCTTCGCTGCAACTGGCGAAAGAGATAGGCGTTACTCAGAAGTCGGCTTGGTTCATGCTGCAACGCTTGCGTGAGGCGTGCGGTTCCGATAAGGACATCGACAAATTGCGCGGCATAGTCGAAGCGGATGAGTGCTACATCGGCGGCAAGGAAGCCAACAAGCACGAGCACAAGAAACTGAGGGCTGGGCGCGGCAGCGTCGGCAAGACTGCTGTGCTGGGCATCAGGGAGCGCGGCGGACGTACTGTAGCAATGCCCGTAGCCGCGACCGACGCGCTTACCATCCAGAACGCTATCCATGCCAACGTCGAAGTCGGCTCTACGATTTTCAGTGACGAAGCCGCTGGCTATGTCGGCCTTGATGGCCTGTTTTTCCGCCACGATAGCGTTAATCACACCGCTGGACAGTACAGCGAGAACGGCGTTAGCACGAACAGCATTGAGTCCGTCTGGGCCGTGCTCAAGCGCGGAGTGTACGGCGTTTACCATCAGGTTTCCAAGAAGCATCTGCATCGCTATGTGGATGAGTTCACGTTCCGCCTGAACGTCGGCAACGTGAGCCGTCACACCTTGGAGCGGCTGGACTCGTTCGTAGTTGCGGTAGTTGGAAAGCATCTCACCTACAAGGAACTGACAGCATGAAAACTCCCCCAGAACTAGACCGCATCGCAGACCGCGTGCTGGCCTATCGTCCGAAACCCAAGACCAAAGCGGCCAAGCGCCGGAAACGAAGGAATCAATATGCGAAGCGTCGAAGGAGCGAGTCATCTATATAATTCCCCAAACAAGAATTACGATCCCAAGCGTTTCGAGAGGGTAACGCAATGATTATTCACGACTGTTTCGAAGGAACGAATTCGATGGTAGATAAATCCGATGCCGCGCCCAGTCGAGCCGAGAGCGCGGAGCAATGGCTAGAGACGGAACTCTGGAATTTCGCACATGCTTTGGCGCTCGATTTGTCGTCTGGGCATCAAGGCGAACAAGTAATCTACAATGCCATGCGAGGAGCGGTTATCGCGCACTCTAACTACGCAGCGCGACAATTTCTGAGATGTGTGGAACACGCTGCCGCGCCCAGCCCAGCCGAGAACGCGGAGCCGAAGGAGACAAACATGAGCAACGCGAAGCCAATTACCGGATTGTGGCGAAAGAATGCTGACACGCCAGAAGGGAAATACCTAGTAAAGCGCCGTGATGGGACGATTCCAGTATGGCCGAGTTTCGTGCTTGGGGCGAAGGATGAAGCTGCGCCTGCTGCTTTGCTTGCTTATGCCGATGCTGCCGAGCGATTGAATTACAACGCCAAATACGTTGAAGACGTTCGTGTTCTCGCGCACGAGTTTGAGGTCTATCGCGCCGTACATGGCGTGGGCGACCCTGATCGTGGCAAACATCGAAAGGACGACCCGCAGACAATCGCAGAGATGCGTGGAGGTCATAGTGCCTAAGAACGAATCTGAGAGTGCCGCGCCAGCACGCCCCGAGAGCGCGGAGCCGCCAGATCGCAGTTGCCCATCGTGCCACGGTGAAATGGAGCACTGTGTAAACGTAAGAGTACGCGATGGTGAAGTAGCCCCACACGGCTGGCTGTGTGCAAACTGTCAAATCACAGTTCCGTGGACAGATTACGCGGGCAATCCGCCGAAGGGAGAGAGATAGATGGGCGTTTACGTTGACCAATATGAAGTCCCCTATGGCCGGATGAAAATGTCACATATGATCGCGGACACCCTTGAGGAGCTTCACGAGATGGCAAACCTACTCGGCGTGCGTGGTTGGTTCCAAGCGAAGGCCAGTTTCCCGCAAAAGTATTTTCTTGCTGTGGCCTGTGTTCTTTTCTTGGGCAGCATCATACTTCTCTCTAATGTCCTGCACAAAGTCAATTTGAACTCCGGGTTCAACGTAAACATGGCGATTGGTGGATTTTTTGTCGCCGCCGTCTTGTTTTGGATCGGAATGTGGATCGTGTTTTCCGTGTTGGGGCTTCTGATGTGACATAAACTATAGCTATGAAACAGCCTGAATATATTGAAGGCCCAAAAGCACTGGAGAACTTCAAAGAATTTGGACGAATGATTTTACAGGCTCCAGCGCGAAAGAAAAAACGGAACCTCTTTGCCTGCCCGTTCCACAATCCGGCGCAGCGGGTCTATGGGAGGATGGGATGACGGGCGCCCACGAGAAGCCAGCCCCGCACGTTTGCAAGCCTAGCTGCCACAATCCGTGCATGATTTTGGAGGACGAACCTGCCGCGCCCAGCCCAGCCGAGAGCGCGGAGCAATGGCTAGAGACGGAACTCTGGAATTTCGCACATGCTTTGGCGCTCGATTTGTCGTCTGGGCATCAAGGCGAACAAGTAATCTACAATGCCATGCGAGGAGCGGTTATCGCGCACTCTAACTACGCAGCGCGACAATTTCTGAGATGTGTGGAACGCGCCGACAAAGCCGAAGCCGAGCGCGGTTACTGGCAGACCCGAGCGGAAACGGCGGAACTGAAGGTGCTCACCTTCCACGAGGAGATTGTGAAACTAGGGGCCGAGCGCGACGGCCTGCGGGATGCGCTGCAAGCACTCGTCACAAAACTGAATCTTGCTCTACCTGAGATAGAAAGTATGTGTGTGATGGAGCATATCCACGGACGACCGTACCAAGGGCCGCAATTCGGTGAAGAATTGAAAGCGGCTGAAAAACTACTTCTGTCTATGAAGGAGCCCGCAACTGAAAAAGTTCCGTGTCCAACGTGCGACGGCCTGCGTTACAGTCGTCTAGTGATTGAATCCCGTCTGAACCAAATAATTCAAGAAGCCCAAGGCGGCCTCGCTGCGCTGCCCGAGAAGGAAAAACCATGACGCATTCTCATCGCTTCGGAATTGCAACGCATCAATGTATGGATTGCGGACAGCTTGAAAAGTTCGAGTGTCCAACGCGCGACGGCCTGCGGGATGCCCTGCAAGCCTGTGAGCGATATCTTGGCAATCTAGTCGATGAGGACACGCCAAGTTGTGCGCTATTGCTTGGAAGAGTCAGGAGCGCCCTCGCTGCGCTGCCCGGAAAGGAAACGAATGGGAACTCGTAAGATTCTGACCGTCAAGGGGTGCGAAAAGCGCTTGGCTCGCGGTCGTGAAACACGCGCAAGATTCGTGGCCTCTCACATCGACAAGGGAATCGCTTTCCAACTCCGTTCTATTCGTGACGCCCGAGGATTAAGTCAAGTCGAAGCGGCGCGACTGGCGGGGATGGAACAGGCTAACGTGTCGAGAATGGAAAACCCGTATTACGGCAAGCATACATTGACTGCTTTGAAGCGATTGGCGGCAGTCTATGATATTGGTCTGAGCGTGGAATTCGTACCATTCTCGAAACTGATTCGTCGCGTCACTGGAATAACAACAAGTTGGACTAGAGCCGAAATTAAACGATCATTCCCTAGCGCCCTCGCTGCGCTGCCCGGGAAGGAGAAGAAATGAACAAGCCAATTCTTAAACTATACGAATGCGGTTGCACAAGTGGACACGACAGCCTTATTCGATTGTGGGTGCCGGAATATTTTACGCAAGAGGACCTAGAGAACGTCAAGGCTACATGGGACTTGATGCTACGTCAGTTAGAGCGCGGAGTCGCGCCCGAGACTCGGAAGGAGAAACCGTGACGCCCTGCTATCCTGCTTGGATGATGCTCGTTTCCGAATTGTGGTGCGCGTTCTGCGGATTCTGGATAGGGATGGCCGTTGAGCGCCGCCTGTGCAAGAAACGGAGGGCTGCGCTGCTCGGAAAGGAAACGCCGTGAACGGAAAAGAAGTAGCTCCGGGCGTGATAGTCAGAAGCGGAACGTCGGACTGAGCGCGACGCTCGGAAGCCAACTTGACTGCTTTGGAACTTGGTCAGTTATTCCCGGCAAGTGGTTGGCTTGGACCTCGAACGCCAAACTGAAACTCGTTGAACCCGACGGCGCCCAGCGCAGGAAGAACCCGGCCCGTTCGCCCCAGTGGTTCGCAGCGCCTTTTACGATTCCGAGGCTGCTCGTGACTCCGAACTGATAGTTGTATCCCGTGAGCGCGGTGTGGTTCTGGAGCCAAGTCGCTACTTGCGGGATCACGCGGTCGTAGCGTCCGCCGACGAACGTATCGTTGCTGATGAGCGTAGTCGGCCCCACGTCGTTGTTCGGCGTAAGGCTCACGAGGATATCAGACTCGGCCCCGGCAACGGTCGTGCCCACTCCGGGCAACGTCACGGGCGTCAGTCCGAAAGAGTATGTGGTATCGATGAACGCCGATTGCTGCTGTCCGAAGCAAACCGCGCTTGCGAGGATCGCTGCTATCAGTACGAGTGTTTTCATTTTTGAGTTCTCCTTTTTAACCTATTCCCACCTGTCCGTCCAAATCGGACGCTTGGCCCGCGACCGGGTCCGCGAACGTGATGGTCTGCGGTCCCGAGGCCAGCGCCGTCTCGATGTTGGCGTATAGCGGCGCGAACGCGGCGTCGCTCTCTCCGACGAAGTTTATCCCGAGAGTCGTCCCGACCAGGCAGCACCCGTCCGTGTCCCTCGGGAAATTCCCCGGATGGAGCATGATCTCGGTGAAGTCGGGAACTTGCTCGACGTGCGGCATGTCGCGGTTGAAGCGCGGCGAGAACCGGATGTCGAGCGGGTATGTTCCGGCGGGGATGGCGCGCGGCTTGACCCCGGCCAACCCGTAGGCCGGCTCCAATGTGAAGCAGAAATGCGCGCCGCAGTAGAGCAGTTCCCCAGTGACGGAGAGCGACGTGGACTGGCGGCGCCGCACGAAGAAGGCGGTCACGGCTTGAGCCTGTCCAGTCGTTGCAGCGCGCACTCCAGCCCGTGCAGAAAATCGGCGAGCAGTTCCCATCGCTCCGGGTTCTGCTCCTTGGCGAGTGAGAAGCTGACGGCTGCGTTGACCTCGCGCAGTTGGCCTTCCCAAAGGTCCAGGGGCAGGCTCACGGCTGCTCCTCCGCGTGGTGCTTCACGACGTAGTCGCGCCCCTGCATGTGCGCCCGCAGCATGTCCTTCATATCCTGAAGATCCTGCTTCGAGTTCGTGCGGAACTCCGAGTTCTTGACCTGCTCATCGCGCATGGCCGCGATCTTGTCGTTCAGCTTGTTGATCTCGTCGTGCATCTCCCGTCGGTCCTTCTCGCTGTCGGTCATGCGGTCGGAGAACGCCTGCCTGTCCTGCACGACGGAACTGAACTGCCCGAAGCTGAAGGCGATCAACCCGCCCACCAGTGTGCAGATGGTGCAAACCACGGCCACGGACTGCCAGCGCCAGTGAAGGTCGATCCCGTTGGTCGGTGGCTGCGGCCCGACGGTGTCTACACTGGAATGGCGCTCGGTGTGGCTCGCGCTTTCTTCGGGCACAGGTCTGTCCTCGTTGGTCATGGCGAACATCGGGATGCCGAAATGGAACATCGTTCAGTACAACCCGAACACGTGCAGGAACAAAACGAACACGAGCAGGACGAGCAGCCAGAAGATGATCTGAACCCACGTGGGGTCGAGTCCGAGTTTCGGCGCGAGCAGCCCCCAAATCTTGAACAGGATCGCGCAGAGGATGATCAGGATGATCACCCCCACGATGATCCCCGCCAATCCCTCGATCCCGAAGAACCCGTACCTGTGCAGACCGATTTGCAGTAAAGCCAGCATGGAGCCTCCTTATTGCTTGTTCGATGAAGCCGGTGGCAAGTCCTTTATGAACTGCTGAAGCTGGAAGGCCGTGAGCCAGCCCTGCTGAACGAAGTACTGACCGATGACCTGCACGAGCGAGTGCCCGAGCACGGCCAGCGACGGGATGGCTATCGCGATCTGCCATCCGGTCGAGGCGTTGCCGACGTAGGCGCCGTGGATGCCGAGGCCGGTGAGCAGCGCCATGAGAGCGCGAAAGCTGATATTGATCGCCGTCGTCTTCTGTGTCACCCACGGCAGCGACTTGCTCATCTGCGCGTAGTGTAGCACCGCGCCCCAGATCGCTCCAAAGGCTAGGTGTGTGAATACCAGGCTAGAGTCCATCGTTTCCTCCTATGGTACGGTTACCGCCAGGGTCGCGCTCATGGCGCTGACTTTAGTTCCAAGCGCCGACTTGACGCCATAGTACCGGGTCTGCCCCTTGACCGGCTTCGTGTCGACATAGGACGCCGCTGTGAGCCCGCTCGCCAGCTGTTTCGGGTCGGGCAGTTTCGGTTCCACTCCCCGGAACACATCGTAGCTGATTCCCTGCAAATTTACAGGCGTCCACTTCAACGGCACGCGGTTCTCCGTGACAGTCTCGACCGTCAGGCCGGTGGGCGCCGGGGGCTGCGCGTCGGCTGGGATCGTGGCGCTCACCTCGTTTGACGGCCCTGAAAGGCTCGGGCTGGCGGTCGACAGATAGGCTTTGGCGACATACCAGTAGGTCTGCAGAGCCGTCACCGCCGTATCGGTGTAGGAGCAGGTCGCGAGCGGCGAAGCATTCAGTGCCGTCGCGCTCTCCCCGCCGGAGGCCGTTCCCTTGTAGAAATTAAACTGCACGCCCGCCGCCGTATCCGTGCATCCCCCGAGGGTAACGGAGTGCGCCGTCGCAGTGGCGGTGAGCGGGCGCGGCTCGATGGAGGGCGGGGCAGGAGTGTTGGCGCGCTGGGCAGTCGGAGTCATACAGCCGACCAGGGCGAGCGAGAGAACTGCGGTGATGATGATTTTCATGATTCTCCTAGTGCACAGTCACAGACAATCCGGTTGGGGCGAGCGGGCCGCCCGTCAGCGGCGCGGCCGACATGAGGTCGATCAGCATCGCGTCACTTCTGCAATCGTTCGGACCCTCGTTCGTCCATTGCACCGTCCCGTCGAGCGAAGGGCAATTTCCGTATGACGGACAAAATACTTGCCAGTTGGGAACCGTCGCGCCCGTCGTCCCTCCGGCCGCCGTGAGGTAGACGTCGTTGTTCGGGTTGTTCGACACGGGGTAGACGGCCGATCCACCGGAGAACGCCGTGCTGGCGGACGGTGAAAACCCGGCACGCAGTTGGTCGCATGATGCCTTCAGGTTCTTCCATGTAACCCCGCCGTCCACGCAGGAGGTGGCGCAGGCGGCGTCCCAATCAGGCTGCGTGCCGGAAGTGGTGCCAGCGGCGATGACCTGGAAGTCGTATTTCCCCGCGTTGTTCGAGGTCGGGTACATCGTGGCCCCGAGCGCGTAAGCCGCGCTCCCGGCCCACGCGGGCGAGGTCGAGCCGCGCGTCCCCATCATGTCCGTGCCGACCAATGCCCACTGGCCGTCCTGCGAGGCGTTCCCGATGTTGTTCTGCGCCTCGAAGCTCTGGTTCATCCCGGTGTTATAGATGTGCGAGAACCTATAGGTCGTTCCCAGCGGGCAAGTCCCGAGGCCCGTGCACTCTCCCACCACTTCACCGTAGTACGCCAGTCCAGTGAGTGCGCCGTTGGAGATCGTCGGAACCTGCGTGGCGAAGTCTACTATCGGAGGCGTATCCGTCAGCCCGGAATCGCGGTAGGAGTCATGGTGATCTGAAGGGAAGCCATTTGGCAGGATGTCCCGGCTCAACCATCCGGTTGAACCGCTACCGCCAATGGTCGGATAGGGCACTTCGTCAATCGTCCCGCTCACGCTCTGATAAACCATCGGCTGCGAGAAAAGATGCTGGTACTGGTCATTGTCCGCCCAGTAGTTCAAGTAGCCCTGCGCCTGGTGGCCGGAGGTGTGGCTGGCCCCGCTCGTCTGCGTGCTGACGTTGATGTTCAGCGTGGCTACTTGCCAAGTGTAGGTGTAGCAGTAGACGTCGGCCAACTGCCAGTAGGTCGAGTTCGGGGGAGCGTTCCCCGCCGTCGGGGTGGCGTAGACGTACTCGTAGTAGCTGTACGGCGCGCCGTGCGAGGGATCGTAAACCGTCTGGTGCGCGGGACTCGTCTTGGAATAGGTCTTGCCCGCGCTGTATGCCCCGTAGTACGTCGCGTTCGTGTTCAGGCAATTAGCCGTCCCCGGCGTGAGCACGGGCGTCCCGCCGCCATGCGTCGGCGTCAGCGACATGTAGGCCGAATTAAGGTCTGCTCCATTCCCGTGCAGCGTCATCAGGTCGGTCAAGGGGCATGGGTTGGTCCCGTACTTGCCGCAGATCACCGTGTCGGTAGTTGTCCAAGTGCCCGCGACGGTCGTGCCAGATCGCACCTGCCCGAGCCGAGTATTCAAAGCGTAATATCCGGTTCCCGCTAAATACACTACAGCGTCGAATCCCGGCCCTTGCCCGTTGACTGAGCCAATGTTTGTCCACGTCACCCCTCCATCCGTGCAGGTCGAAGTGCAGGTCGACCACGTCGGCTCCGTGCCGGAAGTCGTTCCGCCGACGGTCGCCTGGAAGGCATGATTGGCGGAATTCCCCGTTTGCGGATAGATGAACGAAGTGTAGTCTCCGGTAACGTAGGCCGTGCTCCCCTTCCAATCCATCCCGCCCGCCATCGCAAGGGCTACTGAGCCGTCTGTCGCTGTCGTAAACTCCCCGTTCCATGTACTAAAGTAGGTTTTGGGGAAAGCGTTGCCAAGGTTCGCGTAAAGCGTTCGCGTGAACGTGTCTGTGCTCGGGTTGATCACGTCCTTGTAAATGGTCAGACCGTCCGACCAAAGCTCGAAGATGGTGTACGCCTGTCCTCGGCTGAATACCTCCGCGCCCCCCGAGTTGAGCACGGTGCAGCCAGAAGTGCACGGACTTCCGCTGATCGAGCCGCCGACGATCTGGCTCTTGGTCACGCCTGGATTCGATGGCGAGATCGGAGTTCCGCCCGCCTCCGCCGCCCGGATCGCCGCCTTGTTCAGATAATAGAGATATGGCCCTCCGCCAACCGAGTAGACCATGAACATGTTGGAGTTCTGCTCGAACAGATCGCGCTCTCCGTCTGAGCCTAACTGGAACGAATTGGTGGAGAGATGGGTCGTTGGGTCCGTGACGAGCAGGAGAAACGAACCGAAGTCTTTATCCGTGGTGGCGGTGTTCGCCGGCGCGTTTGCCGCGAACGGGCCTATTCCCGTCAGGAGGAAGCTCATGGGCGCTCCTGCGTGCCCGGGTCCAACTCCGCTGACGCAACCAGATTCCGTCCCGACCTCGCAGTTATCCGTCCTCGCGGAATAGGTCTGCGGCCCTTGCGCGAAACAGCAAGTCGTGAGCAGTACGCAGGCGAATTTGAGGAGGCTGCGCACACTTAATGCACCGTCACGGTCAAGCCAGTCGGGGCGTTTGGCCCCGTAGCCGCAAACTGATATGCTCCCACGTTCCACGCGCCAGTGGAAGGACGATTAACTCCGAGAATGGCTGGAACGACTACAGTGTGATTGGTGGCGTTGTACGCCACGCCAGTGAACCCCTGAAGACAGGCCGCCTTCGCCAGCACGTTCGTCAACCCGTTGCAAAACGTCGTGTCATTCGTGCCCGAGGCGGTGACAGTCGAATTCGTAGACGACGTGGGCGCGTAGTCATTCGCTGACGTGTAGCCCTGCGCTGCCGCGCTCCCGGAGCCCGTAGGGGACATATAGAGCGAGTTCGTTTCCGATGTGACCGAGGACGGATTCTGGAACGTGCCTGACGTGCTGGTAGCCGTCGTCACCCAATGGTTGTTAATGAGTGACCAAGTTCCGTTCGCGGGAGAATCATTACCGAAGTCGCAGGGGCACACCCAAGTGTTGTTATAGAGGGCCGCGTTGCCACCCGCCCCGTGGTTGTTCTGGTTCATGCTGAAATAGTTTGCTGGCGAATAGATGTCATGGGCCACGTTGTTGAAGACGTAATCCGTCTGTCCGAGCGTCGGAAATATCCAGAGCGTGCCATCGGAGTTCGCAGAGCTATATTCCGTTCCAATGTAACGGAAAATGTTGTTGTAGAAAAGGTTTGGGTCGGTTGAACCGTTCGACGTTTCCCCGTAGCACATGAACGTGTCGCAATGATCGCCGTTCTCACCGCAGTTGTTGACGTACTCGAACAGGTTGTCGTGGACGATGTGGCAGTTGTTCGGCGCGTTCGAGCCGCCAAAGTGCCGAAACACATTGTACTGGACGATGTAAACGCCCGCGCTCTGATCTCCCACCGCGTCCATCACCTGGTCGTCCGAATCCCAACCGTCCACCACGTCGAACTCGTAGATCGGCAGCGCGTTCTCAGTGTAGGCCCGCATCGCCGTCGCATAGTAGGCTGCCCCGGACGTGTGGCTCCATCCGTGGATGTACATATTGGAGACGATGGAGGAGCTGTTCACCCCTCCGCTTCCGCTGCTCAATCCTTGGCTGTAGAGGTAAATGTCATTCGTCCCGCTCGGCGTTCCGGTCCAGCACATCCCGGTTAGTTCAAGATTGTCGAACGTGAGATAGGCGGAAGGGTTGATGGCGATGAGATTGTTGCCGCCCGTGACCTGATACTGGCAACTGGACACGTAAGGGTAGGTTCCACGGCTGCAACTGGTGGAGGAGCAGATCGGATTATCCCCGGTGAAGACGGGCCGCGTCCATCCCGTAGAAGGCCATGCGGGATCGACGCCGACGTAGATTTGATGGCTGCTCGTCCCCGCCCACTGCCAGTTCCAGCCTCCAGCGATGTACGGCGTAGCGGAGGAGTTTCCGAGATGGTAGGCGCTGCCGCCTTTGATGATGAAGCCTTGACCAGCCGACGGCGTGAGCGCCGCGCAGTTGTTGGAGCACCCAGTCATTCCGGGAAAATGGAGCCACGGTGCCGACTCGGTAGTGCCCGTAGCCGTGTCCACACCAGCCGAAGAAGCGTAATAGCAGGAAGTCACACCAAGCGAGGCAAGGGTGACCAATGCGCCCGAAGCATTCGGGTAGTTCGCTCCCGAAGGACAAGAGCCACCAGCGGCAAAGCAGGCCGTGCTCAGAAACAGGATAAGTACGCATCTCATTGGATCACCACGCAGATCACGTTCGACGGCGGACCTTCTTTTCCCGCAGAGTCCACTGCCGTTACGTAGTAGTCATTGGTGTCCAACAAATACACCGTTTGGTCGGTGTAGGTGACGGTTGGAGCCGTGACCGATCCGATCTTCGTCATGCTGACCGGCGTGCTGCTTCCTGTGCAACTTCCGGTCGAAGGATAGCCACGATAGATATTGTAACTAGCGGCAGGATCACTTCCCGTAGGGGCGGTCCACGCGGGGAGCGTGTAGTGCGGAGCGAGCACGTAGCTGTATCTGTTGTTGAACCACTGGCCACCGATCAGAGAATAGAGCGTGACATACATAGTCGAACCGTTGGCCGGGAACCCGGTCGCCTGAGTGCTCGTGAGAACGTTCCCCAGATTGCCGGACTGGATGTAATTGTTCCCGCCCACGGTGGTCCCTATGTCGATCCAGTAGGCAGTTGCGCTCGTTCCTGCCGCCCATGTGAACGTTATGTGGTTTGTGTCCAGAGTCGAGTTGTTCGTCGGAGTCTGCATGACGGCGGCCCCGGCCGTTCCGTTCAGCGACGAATACGTGTAGACGCCGTGCTGCCATACGCCGCTCACCAGAGAGTACAGGGTGGCATAGACTGTTGTGCCGTTCAATGGGAGGCTCTGCACGGTGATAGTCAGAACGTTCCCCAGATTGCCGGACTGGATGTAATTGTTCCCGCCAGCCGTCGTCCCGAGGTCGAGCCAGTAGGCCGTCGCCCCGCAGGAGGAGCAAGTCCAGTCGAACGTCACCGTGCTCCCGCTGAGTTGGGTTCCGGGTGTCGGCGTGGTGAGCGTGGCTTGCGGGAACGCCGCCGCGCAAGCGAGCCAGAGGAAGACTGCAAGTTTGCAGGTAATTTTCATTGGTAGCCCGCCGCCGTCCAGAAGATCGTGCTCGTGACTTCCGTCGTGTCGCTCGACACGATAAGGAACCCGAATGCCGTCTGATTGACCACGTTCAGGAAGCCGTTGCCGAACCCGGCGGCGGCGCTCTTGCGCGTCACCTCCACGGCGTAGTTCGCGTCGCAGTAGGCAGCTCCGTTCGAGAACGTGACCTGATATGCCGCTTCAGGGGAGGAGCCGTACTGCTGCAACTGTCCGACGCCCGAGGCCACGTGGTTGTCACATGCCGTGGCTGCGGTCCCCGTCTGCCCGAGCAGAAAGAACGTAGGAGCGGGGGGTGGCGGAGCAGGAAAGGGCGCGCAGTTCGGGTATCCCGTGCTCAGCCATCCAGTAACCACCGGGGTCAGCGCTGGGCAGTTAGATTGGTAGATGCCTCCGAGCGAGTAGAGTTGCGGCGTGGCGAGCTTGGCCGTGATCACGGAAGGGTTCGTCGGCACGTACTGGTCGAAGTTACAAGCGCCGTTCGCGCACCAGTAGTTCGAGGTCTGCGGCTGCACGCACGCGTTGCCGTTCGCGGCGGGAGAGATCACGACGTTGTTCGAATCCTTTATGGTCAAAGCAAAACAAATGTTCATGGGATTCGTCGTGCTCGTGTTCGCCACCTGGCAGCCGCCCGTGATCGCCCCGTTCACTATCGGGCACACGGTCGGGTACGTGATCTGCTGCCCTCCGCCGTTCACCTGGTAGCTCACGGGGTTCCCGCCGCTGTCCGTGGCCTGCCAGACGAGTATCCCCGATGGCAGCAGGACTCCTCCAGCGCCGTATATGTTCGCGGCCGTGATGTTCATGAACGATTGGGAGAACGCGCTCCCGGCGAGCGCCGTCAGCAAAGCGATTTGAAGCAGTCGTTTCATTCGACCCCGCTCCCGCCAAACTTGCTAGAACCGCCTAGAACTTTAGTCGGCGTTGGTGCTTGGCTTACGGACCCGCCTGACCAGTTGGAGATGTAGGCGTTGTCGATCGCATAACTGTAATCCACGACTCCCATACCGATGCCCGGTTGTCCTGAACTAATGTCTGAGTTGTTTGCGATAAGCGCCGTAACTCCATTGAATTGGAGAGTGATGGTCGGCGGTATGATAACGGCAGTGATTACCCCGTCCGTGCATGTCCCGCCTTGGGCAAGATACTCAAAACTAGCGCCGTTGATGACTTCTATAATCGCGAGAGTACCATTCGCCCCGTCACACTCGGCAAAGTAATAGGTATTCTCAGACATGTAAACGAAAATGTCGCAATCATCCTGCGCTGCCACCATGCCGGTGCAAGTAGCCTTCGAGTATTGGCTGGGAATCGTGGACCAGTCTGGGCCAAAGTACGCGGCAGCCCCAGCGCCGGAGTAGAATGGCGTGTTGGTTGCGTTCCCCCCTCCGCTGGTCGAAGTGATCCAGCCAGCGTCCCACCATCCGATATGATCCTGGCCGAAGTTCGACCAGTTAGAGCCTAGATTACAATCTGGACCGGGGGACGTGCTGCACGATGACGGGTTAGGTCCACGGTCGAAGTTGTCGCTGGCGAGTTGCGTGAACACGAAGGTCTGCGACCAAGCTGATCCGGCCAGTAAGAGCAGCGCAATTTGTGCGAGCAATTT